AGTAGTCATTTGTTTAATCTATCTTAGCTTGAATTAAATCAATTTGATCTTGCTTTTCTTTTTTAAACACAGGATCTAAATCAGTTAATTCCTCATATGCCTGTTGTTTTTTTATATTTAAAGCCTCTCTTTGTTCAATACCGCCAATAATCTTATACTTATCTTGAGGAGTTACTGTTGACGGTATTTTACTAGCTATATCTGCATATTGTTTTGCTGTAATATTTGCAGCTTGCGCTTCTTCTGGAGTTATATTTCCTTCTTCAACTTGTTTGTTTATTTCACTTTGAATAGTATTAACATCCTTTTCGTTTGCGATTTCTTCCCTAATTGCTTTTTTTGTATTTTGAAATGAGCCTACAAATCCTCCACCAATAGCTCCGGGGCCGGTTGCCATTGCAGCAGAATTAATCATATTTTTACCTAAATTAGCAATTATATCTTCTTCATTAAAAACATCTGTTTTTGAAATTTTATTTGTTAATAATTTAACCCCTTCTGCGGCACCTGTTTGCAATGCCTCTGTGCCGGGTTCTACCGCTGCTCCAGTTGCAGCTTTGATTCCAATTCTTTTTGCTTTAGACGCCATAGAGCTAGCCAATCGTATTGCTTCTTTTTCTACATCTTCAGCAGTTGCCTTAACACCTTTTGCAACAAATTTATCTACTATTTCATTGGCAATTTTTTGTTTTGCAGCTTTTCCTAATCCTGTATTTTTTAATATTAAATCTAAAGAAACCTTTTCTAAAGCATACTGAGCTGCTGCTTGCGTAAATATATAAGCCGCTTTCTGCCCATCATTTAATTTATTACCTTTATCTGTTTCATAAATTTCATTTGATGCATCACTAATTGACTGAGGTATATATGTAGTACCAGCAGTGTATGCCCCCATTATAAAACTTAATAATTGTCCCGGAGTTTGGAAAGCCATTGATTTTACATCTTTAGCGTCAACTCCACTGAAAATTGAAGATGGCTTTTCTTTTCCTTTATTTTTTACTAAAATTTCATTATATTTTTTTAATTGAATAGGAGTTAATTTTTCCGGATCAATCATTGTCAGCGTCAGTGCATCTTCTCTGGACATTTGATTTTCCTTCTGCACAGGTGTAACATCAAATTCTTTCGCTTGCTTTTGCTCGTATTCTTTTGATGATTTTTCAGATCTTAATTTATCAAAAAAAGATTCAGTTGATTTTTGAAATTCTCTTGCAGATGCAAGACGAGTAACCATAGTTTCTGGCCTACCCCCCAACACAGCTTCTGCCAAATATGCGGTTCCTCCTGCAAGGGATGATATAGGTTTAACAAGATTGTTATACATTCCAGCAAACCAATTATTGTCTTTTTGTGTATCTTTATTTACAGCAGAAGCTATTGGGCTTTTAGCCATAGCTAACCCTTGCTGAAACTTATCTTGAGATGGTAATGGTGTAACCGAAGATCCTAAAGGTGTAGATTCTTTTTTTTTTAAGATACCTAATGGATCTTGATCATTTTTAGGTTTTGACAATATACCTAAAGGATCGTTATTTAAAATTTCTTCTGCCATTATTATTGTTTAATTGTACCTAATTTAATAGCCTCTTTTATTTGATCATCAGTATAACCCATCTTATTTAAATCAGATTTTGTATACTTTTTACCTCCTGCAATATAAGTTTTTTCATCTGATTTTTCCCCTTTTCGAGCTATTTCTGTTTTCCCAGCAGCGGTTGCTTGTCCCTCTATATTCACATCCTGCTCATTCAGTGGAACAATCATATCACCCAATAATTGCTTTTTACTATTATATTTATATATAGCTATTTCTCCTTGTGGATTTTTCTTTAAAACTATATTAGTTTGATTTAATTCATCTTTACCTTTTCCACTTGCATCTCTTGCAAAATCTAATAATATACCTTGAGTTTTTGCTGAAAGTTCATTAAAAGGTGTAGCAAATCCTTCTTTTGTAGATTCTACTAAATTTTTAATACCAGACCATAAATCAACTGTTGGCGTACCTTCTTTTGGAATATTTATATTAGTATCTGCTTTTACCTTTCTTTCTTTGCTTGTAAAACCGCTTACATTTTTTTTGGTTATATAATCATAAAGTGCATTTTTTTGAGCATTATACTTTTCAACAGGTGTAAAATTTTTGTATGTAGGAAACTTTTGCTTTGCTAATGCAATGACATTTGTTTTCCCAATTGGATCGTCTGCGAAATTGCTATATACATCATCAGGAACTACTTTAAAATCAAGTCCTGTTAATTTTTTTATTTCAGGAATGATTTCTGACTTAACCCTTGTTTCGGGTACAAATCCTTTTGGCAAATAATCCCCCTCTATATACCCTTCTGGTAATACCGCTTCAGCAAAAAATGGAACTTTACCTTCAAATGGAACAAAGTCTTTTGAAGAACCTACTGCCAAATTCATTTCTCTTACAGATTTGGGGCTTACTACTTGCTTTTCTAAATCGCTTATATCTGTTAAATAATCACTTAAGTTATCCGGATCTAATAAGTTAGTAGCAAATTCAGATTGCTGAACCTCTAGTGGATTTTTAAATGAAACTCCATCTTCTATTCTTCTATTAACTACATCTTTTCTATAATCTCGCAATATTCTTGGCGCATCTAATTTTGGCATTATCTGCTTCATATTTTTTAGTTCATTTTCAAAATTTTCGCCTTCCGCTTTTAATGCGTTCATTCCTTGTGCAGTAGAAGCTATTTCTTTATTAATTCCCTCAAAAATATCAGCATCGTTAACCTTACCCTGCCTTGCAAGGTCTATATATTTTTTTCTTATTTCAAAAGCATTTTTATTTCCAATAGCATTTGCTACATCATTTGCTGTTTGATATTTTGACAAATCAGAAAGCTCTTGTATAGTTTGCATTTTTCTATACAATTGAGCTTCATCTCTTTCAGCTTTTCTTTCAGCAATTTCCTGTTGACGCATTTGCATTTGAGCAAGATTTTCACCTTGTCTTTGCACTTGTTCAGTTGCAGACTGCAAAGCCTGTCCCGGAGCTTGAAACACATTTGGAAGCGTTACCGCATAACTACCTAAATTTCCGTTTGCCATTTGTTATTGATTTGAAAAATTTAAACCGTATGGGTTACCCATCATTCTATTTATTTGCTTTTGCGATAAATTGCTTCCTATTGTTGGAGCAACTGAACCAACCCCCTTCCCAATCAATCCGCGCAATGCCTCATTGTAATCCTGAGCATTTTGATAATTACCATATTGCATTAATCCTCCTGCGATATCGCTTGCCCCACCGAATATATTACTAATACCAGATTGACGTAATGCATTTTGTGCATTTGCATCAAATTGGAATTTCATCATTTTATTTTGTTGTACTTTATCTCCTTCTCCAATAGACATTGCATATGCTCTACTTAAATTATCAAACATACCCATTTTTTGTTGAGCTTCTTGCGCTGCAAGGTTTGATAGTGCTGCATTAGTTGCGCCTTGTGATCCTGCGCCTAGTGCTAATAATGTTGCAGAGTCAGTTGCGCCTCTTTGACCTGCTGCCAATTGATTTGCTTGAGCTGCTTGAATATTGGCTTGAGCTTGACTCATGCCCGGCGTTCTGCCATAAAATAATTGTTGAGCTACACCTAAATTTTGTTTAGCTAAAGGATTTTCTTTATACTCTGCAAATTGAGGATTTAATCTGTTTGCTTTACTCATCTGAGTTGCACCGAATATCCCTTTACCTAAAGCGCTTACACCGCTTACTATGAGGCCAGCTGTCATTGGATCTATTGGCATAATGTTCTATTTAAATTAAAATTAATACTTTTATTGATTACCTAAAATAAAATTTTGACCTCTTGACAGGTTAAATCCTACATCTACAAAATTAACATAAATTATTGAGTCGTAAGACTGCCATTCAGCCATAATTTGAGGAATTTGAGAAAGAATTACATCTCCGTTTAACATCTTCTGATCCGGCGTACCTGTTGCATTGGGCGATAGTCTATCTCTCAAAAACCTTCCGTAGTATATTCCTTCTTGGCTTACAAACTCTGTTTCTGTCAAATCTGTAATTTGTGTGTTTGGAAGCGTAGTGTACAAAACCGTGTAATCTGGGGCTTGATTACCCTCAACTACCAATTCTGCCATATCTTTTAATCCGCTTAATGGTTGATTAACCACCCAACAAATCCTAACGGGGTATTGAGTACCAAACCAAGTGTTCCACGTGGAAGTATTAGTATTAAACTCATATAAAGCCCCGTTTTTAAAGCCAAACATTCTGTTTTCAAAATATTCGTATTGTTCAGCTATAAATTGATAGTCGCTTTTCCATTGGTTATCTTGCAAATGAAAAACTACGGTCTTAGACAAGTTATCAGACATATCAAATCTATTTATAATAGAACTTGCGTATGCTGGTACAGTTGGATAACTAGGCAATGTGTCTGCATAGTTCTCATAAATCAAGCCCGGCAATGATATTCCAAATTCTTTATGGAATGGATCAATGTAGGTTGGAATATGATGAAATCCGTTTATATTATCTAAGTTATTAGAATTAGCTGCTAAATAGCCTTTTGCATAATTTTTAAATAGTCTTTCCATTTTGAAAGAACTAATTGGGAATACTCCATTTGAGCTATATTGAGCTATTTGGCCGTTATTAAGGTCATACCAAAAAATAACCCCAAGATACTCAACTACCGTTTCTGGCTGTGTTGTGCCTAGCATACCCTTTAATACATTAATTGTACCTATTACAGCCACATCTTGAGCTAAGAAGGCATTTTGAGATGCTCCTACCACTTGAACCTCGCCAAGATAACAAGATGCCGTCTGGAACGATCCAATGGCTAACATAACAACCCCCTGCTCTGTTGTTTTAGATGCAAGTTGTAATTTTTGTATATTACCCATGCCAAGTGGCACTGTTTTAAAATTTAATACTTCAAACGTACTTAAGCCGTTGTTAGATGCGCCGGTTGTATAAACATTAGAATATCTTATTTCATATTCATTTCTAGCTTGCCCTAAATTTGTTATAAAATTAGGCCATCCAGAATTTGTATTCCAATATTGCCATGCTCTGTCAAATGGCGACATATTTTCAGTAAAATAATTTGTACTAGCCGCATCGATTCTTTGTAAAATATAAACATCCCCTATTAATTGTCCGTTAATTGTACTAAATTCCCTATTTGATTGAGTAGGATTTTCTATTTCATAAACCTGACTTACCTCATAATAAGGCTCTTGAGTAGAACTTTTTTTAGGCGTATATAATTCTATTATTTTATAATCCGAAGTAGAAACAGTACCAAAATCAAACGCTTCTATCAATACATATTCACCATCTTGGCCTAAGACTTGGACATTGTAACTTGCACTTGTGTCTGTTATTCTGCACATATCTCCTTCTTTATAATTATACCCTAAACCCACAGATGTTAAACTTGAAATATTTAAGCCAATTGCATAAACACCTATTGAATATGTATTACCATAAGTATACCCGCCTCCAGAAGCAATATCTTGCTTTGTTGCATATTGAATACCATTTGTAGCTATTTGTACAAAATCGGATTGTATTAAATTTTTAGTTTGAACTATTTGGTAATAATATGCCCAATTAGGTATTTCATTTATGGCATTTGTATTACTTAATGTCCAATTTAAATATTGAATAAAAGAATTTTGATCTTCTGTTAAATTAGCTAATGTGTAATTAATTGGTTTGTCAACTACACCAGATCTTCTTCTAAATCTATCATAAAATACCACAGATATATTATATGTAGCACTACTTTTAAATACGGTTTGCGCACTAAAAGCGTCTACGTTATTAACTATTGTAACATAATAAGATGGAGTTGATCCAGAGGTAAATGTAAATGCGGGATTACCAAAAAAAGGAGGATACCATTCATAATTTGTATTTGCTGGATTGTAATTTGCAACATACCATGTTAAAAAATTACCTTCGTTCGCAAATTCCCCATCTGCATCAGACAAATCTAGTGTTGCTGGGAAACCATTATAATAACTATTTTTATAGGCATTGTAAAAATAAGTAGTATTTACCTCTCCTGCAGCGTAAAGATACCCTACAACTTCTGATCTTATATCTCCTGTATCATATTTATTTCTAATAGCGATGCTATATGTTTTAACAACTGATATAAAACTATTACTTGAAGGTGTAGTTGATGTTGTGGACGCAATGGCTAAACTTGTAGTTAATGGGGTGTCATACCCTGCTAAATTATTTGCTAAAAATAACCTAGCTGTTGCTGTTTCCAATGTTGTACTTTTTAATGGTACTAAATCATACGGAACAGAAGTTTCACTTGAACTTAAAGGAATACCAACTATATCATTATAAAAATCAAATTCAAGTTGATTTGTTCCTTCGTTATGTTCAAATATCGCTAAAGCATCATCCGGATTATTTCTATCAAATGTTTTTACAATATAAATAACATTAGTAACAACATCCTTAGCACAAATATTTATTTTTTCAATTTCGCTTTCTATGTATTCAGATAAAGGAACGCTACACGCTATGTAATTATTTGTTTCGCCCGGCGTATTAAAATTCATCAAATTACTAAAAGCAGATAGTCTAGATCTTTCATTATCTACAAAATCATAAAAATAACACATTTGAAATGCGGAATTTTCAATAAAATTATTATCAAAACTTACATTTTCGGCTTTATTTACATTTAATGCATAAAAAGGCGGACGTCTAATTATTGTAAAAGTAGTATATGGGATGCCGCCAGATGGAATTTCATACGCAGTTTCGTTTGTATTATATTCAGCTTGGTTGGTCTTAATCCCCTTATCAATGTTGATTTTCTTGGGTTCGTTGTAGTTGTCTGACCAATACAACACCCCATTTATTACCTTACAATTACGATCTATTCTGTAATCTTTATTAAAATTTAATCCGCCTTCTATTTGACTATCGTATATTACTGCATAAACCTGATTTGCTACCATGTCATAACAATAAATACCATGATCTCCAATAGTATTATAAACAAACCACGCCATTCGTTCGTTTTCTATATCTATACAGCTTCCGATTGTAATATTTGATCCATATGGAGGATATTTTGATTGAGGTATTGAAGTTGTACCCGGCACACCCTCGACACGATTATTTCTACCGTATTGAGTTACACCGACTCTGCCGTTCATTACTCTCAAATATTGAGCATCTTGAATTAAGTGTAAACTATCATCTTGATTTGCTCCTCCTGTAAAAATCTTTTTGTTTCTGATCATTTCAATTATGATTTTGGTGCGCCCATTGTATTTTTCTGAACAATTCTCTTAATCTTCTCTACACTCCAATCTGATTTTCTAGCTCTTAATATTTTTCTTTCTTTAATATAATAATTTTCAGCTAATTGCCTTTCTCCCATATTGTAAGTTCTGTTATGAGCTTTCATTTGGTATTCAATATAAGCCTGAATTGTTCTAATAGCATATGGATCTACTTGTGATGCGGCGTCTGCTGATTGACCATCAGAAACATATTGTAAAACAATATTTTCTACATAAAATTTTTGATCTAATTGGATTTGGTTTCTTTCTTTAAATACTTGAAACGTATCCTCTTGATAGCCTGCTCCTAAACCAAAAAATCTACCAATGTTTTCACCATAATCATTATACCTTACGGTAAACCATTGAGCATATGGCAAAGCTCCGTAATAAAGTTGATTTTCATTAGATCCGGGTGGCACCACATTGTCAGTCCATTCTTGCTCCGAAAAATTTTGATTTACATCTAAACTAATCAATGGGTTTAATGTACTTGTAGGTACTAGAGGTCTTATTCTTTGACCAATCATAACTCCAACAGTTACATAATCTTGATAATCTTCTGGTAGCTCTGCTGCGTTAATTTTTTGATTTACTGGCAATATCTTTGTGTTAATTACTCTTAAGTCATCAAAAGTAATTTCACGCAAGCAATCTGCCGCGTATACCATAAACTGCATATACCAATGAAGTGGGTATCCTTTTTTAAGTAAATAGTTTTTTACTATAAAATCTAAACTAGCTGTTGTCATCTTTAATTAGTTTTGCTTTGTAATTCACTATAACTATTAACAATTCCTGTTTCTGGAACTATTGGAGCAAATTTAGCGAATACTTTTTCTATAATTTCTTCTTCCATATTAGCTGGTATTGGTAATGGATCTGTGTTTGAATATAATGATATATCCATAACAACTAAATACATATTTACCTCTGATACATCAAGAAGTGTAATATCTTTTGAAAATATAACCTCATTCTTTCTTACCTCATAATAAACGCTTCCTAAAAGGTCATTTAACAATTTATCTGCTTTTAATAATGCTCCTTGTCCTAATGGAACAGGAATAAAATCAATATCGTTTGTATTTACTACTCTATAAATACCCATGTTTCTTGGTAAGGAAATTGGAACTATTGGCAATTCTGCCTTTGCTCTATCGCCATACGAAGTAACCTGAATATTTTCGTAAAACGCCACCATTAAATTGTCTGGTATTGTTTCGCCGGTTGGCAATACTGCGCTGTAATATTGCGTTTGAAACATGGTATTAATAACCTGCTCAATTGCTTTTACTACATCTTCCATTTGAACAGATTGAGCTACATCTCTGTAACCACCTGCTAATCTTAGCAAAACCTGCTCGGCCATTAAAAATTTAGTACTATTAGCCATTTTTATTTAGTTTCTTGTGTTTGTAATTGAGCAAATTGCTGAATGTCTTGTTCAGCCATATTAATACCCCAAAATTTCAATGCACGCGCTATAATGTTATTGATGTAAACATCTGTAAATTCTAATTGAGTGCTAGTGTTTGGATTGTAAGTTATTGTTCTACCTGCCTGAGTATATCCTAAAACCGGAGTGGCTGGTCTGCGTAAATAATTGTAAAAGCCTGTTTGAGTTGATTGAGGATATATTTGAAATCCGACAGCCGTGTCTTTTGCAATTGGTTTGGCAGTTGAAACAGGTCTTAATTGACTTGTTAATGCAAAAGGTAATTCATCTTCGTTAACAAATCTTACTGCGTTAATCGTGCTTCCTGTAACCGTATATGGGTTACCAATCATATGCAAATAATCAGATCCAAATGTTACCTGTCCGTCTGATGCAGATGTAAACTGAACCTGTGATCTTAGTTTCCTAATTGCATCATGAATTATTTGAGTAACGCCATATTGAGAAAACCAATCTTCGGTTGCCTCAAGCTGTGCGTTATCAATAGTCTGCATCGCTTCGGGTATTGTTATAAATACCCCTCTTTCTTTTCTTACGATAAAGACTAAGAAATTATATACATCATTAATGTTGTATGCCATTGTTTGTGTCCTCCCAAATTCCTAAAGCTCGATAGGATTTTATTAAATAATATTGTTTATTGTTATATTCATATTTCTCAAGAAATTGTGGTTCAAAACCAACAACATCTCCTTTTTTTAAATTCACCCCCTCTGGCACAGATAAAACTTTAGCTCTATCTCCTAGTCTTACTTTTGCATTGATTGTATCTACTACACCCATTTCTTTAATAACATCTTGTGGCAAATCAATATCAATTGGTTCAAGAATAATTCTATTGCCAACTGTTATTAATTCATCATTTTCTACTTTTGCAAATATATCTCTATAATCCGCTTTCCATACATCTTTTGTTCCTGTGTCAACAAGATTTTTAAAGAAAAAAGATTGAGTATTACCAAAGTTAAACTGAGCTTTCCATCTACTAATATTATGTTCTGCTCCTTGGCAACCATCAATAAAATTTCCTCTTTTATCATGATAAGTACCTACCCAAATATGAGAAATCTTACCCGGCATAGCAACAATCAATAATGATTCTCCTTTGCCATTAGTAAATTTTTGGTAATAAGGACTATCTTTTGTAATCTCAGTAAAATAATCTCCATCGGATTCAAATTTTCTTTCAGCTACAACAGAATAATCAAATAACACCTTGTCCCCTTCTTTTAATTTAGAAACAACTTTGCCATCTGTGCCTTTTGGGTTTTTTGGCAAAGAATATACTTCCCCGACAACAGTTGCGTTCCATTCTGGTCGATACGATCCATCAAGATATAGCTCTAAATCTCCCAATTTTATAGTATCCTGAATTGGCTTTTCTAGATTAAGAAATATATGATTTATTGGTTTTGCTTTCATAGTTAGCATAAAATTAGGTTTTTTATAGTATTTAAATTAAAAATGCCCTCATATTTTTGAAGGCATTTTAAAAATTAAACGATTGCGTCAATATAGCCTTCGTCCGGAATTAACCTATAAGGGCTGCCATCGACCTCAATATCTACCCCAACACTGTGGGCAAACATGATTTTGTGATCAACTTTTACAAGCTCGGCTTCATCGCCAACCGCAACTACAACGCCTGTTGCAAAGTCCTTTTGAACCGATTCGGGTAAAAATATACCGGCATCGGTTTGTTTTTTCTCTTTATCTACTTTTACTAATACTCTTTTGTTTAGTGGCTTAAAATTCATTTAATTTAATTTTTGTGTTTTTTTAATATAATCCTTCATTTTTTTTATTGCTTCCTTGTTTTTTGGATCTTTTGTATCTAATCTATACTTGTAATAAACCCCAACATGATTGTATCTTGACTTAAATGATACCTCCTGCCTTTCAACTGAAGCCCCAAACTTTCTTTCTACACCTCTGCCTATTTCTCTAGGCAAGTTAGTGCATCCAAAGTTATGGAAACCATTCATTATTGATAATATTTCCCCTTTTAACAAAGATTGACAAATTGATGCTAATTGTGTCATGATTCATATTTTTGGTTTTTTAAAATAGTTGTGGTCGATATTTCCTCCGTCCATTTTGTTGGGCAATACGAGGATGTCTGTGTCGTAAAAGTTCCGCACCATGCCAGATTCGTGCAATATGACCTTCCAAACAGTGTTAAGTTCTGTTCCGTAATCAATCCAAGCGATTGCTTTTCCGTTACCAAGCGGCGTTTTGACATAAATTATATTTCTTAATTCGTGAATATACATACATTACAACGGGTTTTCGTTTGTTGTTTCAAAACCATTTGGTTGGTTTAAAAAATCATCATTAGAGGCCGGTTTGCTACTTGACAGCAGGGTTAATGATGCTACTCTTATATTTAGTTGTGGCAACGTTTCGTTATTTTTGTTTGTGTAAGTTTTTGCTTCTGGCATTCCTTCTAAATACACTTGTGTTCCTTTTTTTAAATAAGGGGCAATAGCTGTTCTATCAGTCCAATAAGCTGCACTTACCCAAATAGACTTGTTTACTTCTAATCCATCTTTGTTTTTGTACTTTTCAGAATGGGCAACAGAAAAATTAATTACACTTTTGCCGTTTACATTGTTTACTGTGGCATCTTGTCCTAGATGCCCGATTACTTGCATTTTAATCATTGTTTATTGTTTTATATTTAGAAAATTATTTCTTCTCCGTTTTCGTTTTCAAAAGGCACCCACCCTTGCGATGCTTCTTGTCCTGATTCGGTTTTAAATGTCATATTTTTTTCATTCAAAAGTTTTTGCATAGGATCTGAACCATTAAAAAAGAATCTTCTAGTTTTAAATAACATTTCAAATACAAAAAACCCCTTTTTACCAACTATTTTTTGTCTACGAATTTTTTTACTATGAAATTCGCAAGTGGGATTTTGAGGATCTGTTTGTCCAAATGGTCTATGATAAACTAAAATATTATCGAGTTTATTATTCCATAATGCACCATCGGCAATGTCAAAAACATCAGGACAAGGATAGTTCCCATCTGTTGCTTTTTGCATTTTAACCGGATGTGCGATTATCCAAAAGTAAACATTATTTGTTTGCGAAAATCTAGAAAATAAAGATAAAACCCATTCAAGATATTTATCTCTACCACCAAAGTTTTGGTAATTATTTGCTAATTGATTAAATGGATCAATGTCAACACCATCAACATTTTCCTTTACAATCAATTGTAAAAAAACTTCCATTATATACTGAGGAGTTGGAGTAACATTTTTAGGATAAACATAAAAAATGTGCTTACAAACAAAGTCGTATGTGTATTCGTAAATTTGTCTTGAAGGTCTATTTGGATTTGCAGGAGTACAATCGCAACCAAGTAAAATTTCTACAAAATCGTGATAGTATTCTTCTGGTGGATTATCTTCTGGTGAGAAGGTAGCAAACTTTTCTCCATATAACAAAATTCGCATTGCCTGATACCATTTTTTCCAAGAAGATTTTCCGTAGTTACCTATACCGGTTAACACAGTTATCTCTCCCTTTTTTGGCTTGAAAGCAAAGTCCATTTCTTTTACGTTAATTCCACTCACTGCGGCGTAACCTTGCTCATACAATCCAAGTGCTTGCTCTTTTACATCAATTCCATAGATTACATCATTCAATCTTCCATCTTCGTCAATAACACCATTTTCTACTTTAACTTCTAACTTAGAAGTCTTATCAACTAAAATTTCTTTATCAAAAGATGCACTGCTAAACCTACCCCTATTTGTTCTATAAGCAGATGAAATAGCATTATCTGATTCTCTTTTTGTAAACTCTGAATTACTTAAAAATTCATTGTTAATCATTGAATTAGCTGTCAATTCATCAATACCATAACGACAACAAGCTGATGCTAATTTAAAAATAAAATTGTTTCTTTCTCCGGTTACAAATGCCTCGTTCTTGTTAGATAACCATGTTAAAAGTTTCTTAAAAATCTTGTCATCATCATCGGTTTTTTCATAAATAACAATTTTTTCGGTCTTTTTTATGGTTTTAAAAACCTCAGCTTTTTCGTTTATGTAAATATCGGGATCGTAGCTTTCGTAACATACTCTGCTTGGATTAACCCCACTTTTGTCAATATCGGGGAATATATCCTGCAATGCTTGAAAATGTTCTCTATGCTTACTACCATCTGCAATTTTAATCAAGGCTTTTAACCCATTACCTGAAGGGCTAACCCAACAAGCGTAAACGAATTTATTGCTGATAATCTCGGTTTGGCGATCTCTTAGTTCAAAAATGTTGTCAAAATCCAAGACTATGTATCCGCTATGCTGAATCAGGTCAGAATCCTTCCTTTCTGCACCAAATTTTCCAGAAAAACACACAGAGGGCAAATTCTTCTTTAAATTGGCAGATTTTTCTTTATCGATAGTATTCCTTATCTCGGACACAGATAGGCGACTCTTGCCCTCCCTAATGCGGTTTAAACCATATTCTAGAGTTACATAGTTAGGCTCCTTGGAATAAATGTTTTTAAAGATCGTTATCATACTGCTGAATTGGTTTAAATGCTTTTACGGCTTGGTTCACTTTATCTTGATACGAATTACTAGTGGTAAGGCTTATTGGTTTTAAAAACGGAATAGTATTTCGTATTTTAGATTTCCATGATTTAATCGGCTTGTTATTCCCGTCTTTCCAATCATTTTCAACCCATGATAAAAATTTAGATTTTAACGAATACTCATACAAAGAAAAAATCATCCCGTTTTTTATCATATCATCCTTGCAAAAAGATAGAAACTCATCAATACTTGGTTTACTTTCTTTACTTTCCTTTCCTTTTATTTCCTTTCCTTTCCTTTCCTTTATAGCATTGCTATCGGATTGCGTTTGCAATGCGTTCGCATCAATTTTATTTTTATTCCATCTAGAATACGCGCTATCTCTAGCTTTTTGGCTTTTGTCTTGTCGGTTATTTATTCTATTTTGCACAGATAAACTACCAAAATTATCACCATTAAAAACGAATAAATCAAAGTCGTGTAATACGCTTTTTATAATGTCGCTTTCCGTTCTTAAATCAAATGCAATGCCATCGTAATCCAAATGCAATGCGTTCGCATTATTGTATAGTTCTTCCACAATAGCCCAAAAAATACCATACCCCTGCATCCCGTGTTTTCTAATTAGCTTTTTAATTTTTTCATCATTCCTACTATTGTAGTCATGTGAAAAATAAAATGTGTCCTTTGACATTTTTTAGTTGAGTTATAAGTTTTTAAAATCAGTTCCAAGTACGTTGTTTATCTTGTCTAGATTTTTGTCAGACAAAGAAAAATGCTTCTGTTTAAACACAGAATAAAGAGTTGGATAAGGTATTTGCGTTTTCTCCGAAAGCCAAGATAAATTCCTCTCTATTTCTTCCAAATGTAATAAAACCGCATCTCTAGCGTCAAGCGTTGTTTCTTTTTCCATAAATTTTAGTTGTTTACAAGAGCAAAGTAAAAGTATTTAATTTAAATTCCAAAAATTTTTTTTGTTAAATTATTAAATTAATTATATTTGCCAATGGAAAACAAAGAATTAATCTATGAATTAGCCAAAAAACTTGATATGGTAATAGAGGTACATAAGAAAGGGGAGTATCAAGGGAAATATAGATTTATAGGCAATAAATTACATAAACTAAAAGAAAAACCAGAAAATGTCCCACAAAGAGAAAGCGGTAGAGATTTACACTAAGTTTTTTTTAAAATTAAAAAATATCCCATTTGAAGAACGTATAGACAAAGCAAAATTAGAAGCAGTTAAATATGCTGAAGATAAAATCTATAAATGTAAAGATCCAGATAATCATTTATACTGGGAATATGTAAAAGGATATATTAGTAAAATTAAAATAAAAAAAACACCATGAAATTAAATTCAAACATTCCAAGTTTTAAAGCATTTGTAAGAAAATCATATTTTACAAAAAATGAAGTTGATGCTGATGAGTTTTACAATGTATATGTATTTGCTTTACAATCTTGTGCAGGGAAAATAGTTACATTTCATGTTCTTACCGATTCTGGCATGCTAAGAAGCAGAGTACCTCTATCTGAAATTTACACTAAAATGCCAACAAAAGATATTCCTTATAATTACAAACAATTATGGGATTGTTTTAGTGAAAATGTATCTATAATTGAATATGATTTTTTAGCATTTCATAGATGTCAAGTTGTTTTAAGAGATAGCACAAAAGTTTGGGCAACATACATTTTTACAATTGATTGGTATAACAACCCATATAGCGATGAGCCATCTGATTACAAGTGTGGACATGTTTTAGAGTCTGATGATGGGTACTTGTTATGTATGCCTAATAATAGAATATTTTGGAAAGATTCTAATTGGGTAACAAAACAATTGCCAGAAGATTTAAAACAATTTAAGGTTGACACCAATTTAGATTCCGTTGAAAACCAGTCTGACAAATGGGTGGTAGAAGATACAAATTCTTTTTATTATGATATTAACGAAAATAAATGAGAAACTCAACAATAATTGTAAAAAAGAAAAGATGCATTAATTGCAGTAAAATTGATTATCATTTTTCAAAAAAAATGTGTAAACAATGCGCCACAATACATAGCACACAAAGGAGAATGGACGCACATGAAGAAGAAGATTTTGAAAGTTTCAAAAATTTAACAGAAGATCTTGATCATGTTTTTAGCCAATACATTAGATGCAAATATGCTGATAAAGAAGGTATGGTTGAGTGTTTTACTTCAGGTAAAAAATATCATTGGACTAAAATCCAAAATGGGCATTTTATCCCAAGAGCTAATTTAGGCACCAGATGGCTTGAGCAAAACTGTCGCCCGCAGTCTGAAAATGACAATGTGTTTTTATCCGGTAATTTGGATGTATATGCTAAAAAATTAGACCAAGAAAGATCTGGGACAGTCGAATACCTTCAAGAATTAGCTAGGCAGGTTGCTAAACCAACAAAAGACGAGCTTAAAAGCCTAATTATTGAATATAGGGCTAAATTGGACTTGGTTAAAAAGAAATTTTTAAAAATAATTTAAAAAACACATAATTTTACATAGTTCCGTGTTTTTTTTTGGTTAGATTTTAGTTGAAGCCCCTGTTATTTATAACGGGGGTTTTTTGTAGTTTTAGTCTTAATTTTGAGATATGAGATACAATATCCCCGAAGAATATAAGCCTTTTATAACATCAGTAAAAAGACAATGTAAGAAATATGGGATAGAATTAATTTTATCGCCATCAAGGCGCGTAGTGCTAACAGATGATTATTTGCAAGAATGTAGTGGATATTTTTGTGATACAGACAAAGCGCTTGTGGTTGCTTGTGGGAAACCTTTTGAAGAATGGGTTGAAATACTTATCCATGAATTTTCACATATGGAACAATGGAAGTCTGACGAAAGGTGGAATGATTGGAATGATAATACAGGCAAAACATGGGATTGGCTAGCAGGTAATATTATGCTTAATAAAACACAAGTACTTAATATGCTTGACTCTATGGTTGAGCTAGAAAAAGATTGCGAAATAAGAGCTATTGAAAAAATAAAGAAATGGAATCTTCCAGTTAACCTAACTAGATATGTAAAAAAGGCAAATGTATATTTATACAGTTATCACATGATGCCTATTCTTAAAAGATTTCCTACTGGAATATATACTGATAAAACTTTAATAGAAATGGCTCCCAAGGGTTTTAAAAAAACATATAGAAATGTTCCTAAAGATATGTCTGAATATATAATATTAAATTATTCTAAGAAATAATTATAAAATTTTATCATTAATAATTCTTTTATTTAGAACTTCAAATTCTCCATTTTTTTCTACCAAGATATGCGCGAATCCTACATTGTGTTTTGTATTGTGTGGATCATAGTCCGGAGCTAATGTGCATAAGCATCCAACACTCCAACAACTAATCTGTTCTTCTTTTATATTTGTTTCAGAATGATTTGAAGTAGCGTGAACATGACCAATAATCATTGAGCTTTTAGCTCTCATAAATACGCCTCTTGCAGCGTTTACGGGTGCCATGAATCCTCTCACAATTGTGTGGCCATGCAGCATGTGCAACTTACCCGCGCGAACTACCACATTTTGTTCATAAAAATCTACATTGTATTTTTTTAAATCTAATCGTTGTGGAAGTCTATAATATGGATCATTAAATAACACTGGAGCTTTTTTCATCAAATATCTAACATACCAATTGTCATGATTCCCTTCTAACCAAACTACATGGGCTTTAGGAAATTTAGTTCTTAAATGCGAAAGGAATATTTCACAATATTCAAACCACTCAACCACATCTTCAGAACTTGGTGGTGGTGAATCATGGCTTGTAAATGGTGTATTATCTAAAATATCCCCTCCTAATACAATACAATTAATTTTATTTTTAACCCCATACTCAATGGCTAATTTAATAGCTTCGTTGTCTTGATTTGGAATGTGAACATCTGATAACCAAAGAATATTATTAGAACTTATTGGTAAATCTACAAATGCTCTGTTTTGCATTTTAGATGGAGGCAAGTCCGGAGTATGTGTAATTTTTATATGTTTACTTGATTTTATCCCACAAGCTCCCGTAACAGTTCTTAATGCAGTTCTTGCACTTTCGACTGTATTAAAAATATGTTCATGATCATTAT